CAATCCTAATTTAAAACGTGCAAACGTATCAGTTGAATTTACACAAGATCAAATACAAGAGTTTGATAAGTGTTCAAAAGATCCTTTACATTTTATATCTAGTTATGTAAAAATTGTATCACTTGACCAAGGCTTAGTACCATTTAAAATGTATGATTTTCAAAAAGAAATGGTAGGTACAATGCACAATAATCGTTTTACAATTTGCAAATTACCAAGACAGTCAGGTAAATCAACCACAATTATATCTTATCTTTTACATTTTGCAATATTTAATGCGAATAGTAATATTGCTATACTTGCAAACAAATCACAAACAGCAAGAGATATATTGGGCCGATTACAATTAGCATATGAAAATATACCAAAGTTTTTACAACAAGGTGTTTTAAACTGGAATAAAGGTAGTATTGAATTGGAAAATGGCAGTAAAATAATTGCAGCTGCTACATCTTCAAGTGCAATAAGAGGTGGTTCATATAACATTATATTTTTAGATGAGTTTGCCTTTGTGCCAGCAACTATTGCAGAACAATTTTTTAGCTCAGTTTTTCCTACTATTTCTGCTGGTAAAAGTACAAAGATGATTATTGTTTCTACGCCTCACGGTATGAATATGTATTACAAACTTTGGATAGACGCAACAAATAAACAAAACGATTATGTGCCAATTGAAGTACATTGGTCAGAAGTTCCTGGCCGTGATGAAAAATGGAAAGAAGAAACAATACGTAATACAAGTAAGGAACAATTTCAACAAGAATTTGAGTGCGAGTTTTTAGGTTCAATTGACACATTAATATCACCAAATAAAATACGTTCAACACCTTACATTAAACCCATACAGTCAAATGGAGGTTTAGATGTTTTTGAAAAACCAGATAAAAATAAAATATATGTTTGTACTGTTGATGTGAGTAGAGGGCTATCAAAAGATTATTCAGCATTTATTATATTTGATGTTACACAAATGCCTTATCGTGTTGTAGCAAAATATCGTAACAATGAAATTAAACCATTAGTTTTTCCTAACGTAGTGCAACAAGCTTGTGTAGGTTATAATCGTGCTCATACATTAGTTGAAGTAAATGATTTAGGCGGCCAAATTGCAGACGCATTACAATTTGATTTAGAGTATGAAAATTTATTAATGACAACGCAAAGAGGTAGAGCTGGTCAAGTTTTAGGTACAGGCTTTAGTGGCCGTGGTAGTCAAATGGGTGTTCGTATGACAAAACAAATTAAAAAAGTAGGTTGCTCTAATTTAAAGACAATTGTTGAAAGTGATAAAATTATAATTAATGACTTTAATATTATAGAGGAGATGTCAACCTTTTCACGCCAACATAATTCTTGGAAAGCAGAAGAAGGTTGTAATGATGATTTAATGACTTGTCTTATTATATTTGGCTGGTTGTCAAATCAACCATACTTTAAAGAATTAAGTAATTCTGATGTACGTTCAAAACTATATGAAGAACAGTCAAATATTATAGAACAAGATATGGCACCCTTTGGTTTTATAGATGATGGTATTACAAAAGAAGAAGATAAACCATTTAAAGATGAGTATGGTCAAGTCTGGTCGCCTGTTGTCCGTAAGGGAGAATAGTACAAAATACGCATTTTATAAATAATAGTAATGAAAATTTTGACTATGGGCGTATGAATAATACGAGTGTTGAAATACATAAAAAATTAGCTAATTAAAAGGAGAACAGAATGGCATTTCAAGTATCACCAGGTGTTCTCGTACAGGAAAAGGACTTAACAAGAATTATTCCTGCGGTATCTACTTCAACGGGTGCCTTTGCAGGTGAATTTAGAAAAGGTCCACTAGATGAAATTATTACTGTATCGAGTGAGCAAGAACTCGTAGATACATTTGGCAAACCAGACTCAAATAATTTTGAGGATTTTTTTAGTGCTGCCAACTTTTTACAGTATTCTAATTCATTAAGAGTAGTACGAGCACAAAACAGTTCCATTTCTAACGCAACTGCTTCAGGCAGTACATTTGTTGTAAAAAATGAAACTGACTATACAAATAATTTTGCTGCTGGCCAAGCTTCAGTAGGTGAGTGGGCCGCTCGAACAGCAGGTGCTTGGGGAAACAATTTACTTGTTTCAATTTGTCCAAGTGCAACAGCATACGAAAATACAAACGTAACAACTTTAAATGACGCTACAACAGCAGTAGGTGACACCACAATAACAGTTACAAGTGGTACAAATATACTCGTAGGCGATATTATCGCTTTTTCAACTACAGCTGCTACAGGCGATTTTGATGACGGCCACGAATATAGAGTGACCGCTAAATCAACAAACGACATCACAATTGTAAGACACCCACAAGGTACAGGTGGATTACAAAGAACACTTACAAATGGTTGTAGAGTACGAAGACGATGGAAATACTACGATCAAGTTGCAGGTGCACCAGGCACATCACCATACGTTTCAGCAAGAGGCGGATCAGGTGATGAAATACATATCGTTGTGGTTGACGAAGATGGCGGAATTTCAGGTACAGCAAATTCAGTATTAGAAGTGTATCAGAAATTATCAAAAGCTTCAGACGCAAAAAATCCACAAGGTGATTCAAACTTTTATCCAGACGTAATATATTCAAAATCTAAAAACGTTTATTGGATGGATCACAATTCAAGTGGTACAAACTGGGGTAACACGGCAACTGGCACAACATTTACGTCAGTAACATCACCAACATTAACTTCATTATCAAATGGTAGTGATGGTTCAGCCATTTCAATTGCTCAAAAGAAAACAGCATTTGAAAAATTCCAAGACGCTGAAACAGTAGATGTAGGTTTATTCATCTGTGGAAAAGGCGACGCTACACACATTGATAACGTTTTAACTGTTGTAGAAAACAGAAAAGACTCAATTTGTTTTGCTTCACCTGAAAGATCAGACGTAGTAGGTGTTTCAAACGCAAACTCACAAACAACTAACGTGCTTGATTTTTATAGCACAATTCGTTCATCATCTTATATTATATTTGATAGTGGTTATAAGTATATGTACGATAGATACAATGACGTATATAGATTTGTACCATTAAACGGTGACGTGGCCGGTTTATCGGCAAGAACTGATTTAATTGCAGACTCTTGGTATTCACCTGCAGGTTTTAACCGAGGTATTATAAGAGGTGCAGTTAAGCTAGCATACAATCCAAATAAAACACAAAGAGATGATTTGTATAGAAGCAGAGTAAATCCTGTTGTTACATTTCCAGGTCAAGGTACCGTTCTTTTTGGTGACAAAACTGGATTAAGTGCTCCATCAGCATTTGATAGAATCAATGTACGAAGATTGTTCATTGTTTTAGAAAAAGCAATTGCTACGGCTTCTAAATTCCAATTGTTTGAATTTAATGACGAGTTTACTAGAGCAAACTTTAGAAATATCGTTGAGCCATTCTTACGAGAGGTACAAGGTAGACGTGGTCTCACAGACTTTTTAGTAGTGTGTGATGAAACTAACAACACAGGCGAAGTAATTGATAGAAATGAATTTATAGCAGAAATTTTTATTAAACCTGCTAGAAGTATCAACTTTATCACATTACAATTTATCGCAACCAGAACTGGCGTGTCCTTTGAGGAAGTCGCAAGTTAATAGAATAGAAGGAGAAAAATACAATGGCTAATATAAATGACTTCAAAGCTAAACTTGCTGGCGGTGGCGCTCGTGCCAATCAGTTTAAGGTAGTAATGCCTTTTCCTGGTTACGCTCAAGTTGGCGGCGAAATAGAAGACCTTGCTTTCTTATGTAGAGCAACAACTATACCTGCAATGACAGTTGGTGAAGTTGACGTTAAATTTAGAGGACGATCAATTAAAATAGCAGGCGATAGAACATTTGCAGATTGGTCAGTTACAGTATATAACGATACCAATTTCAGATTAAGAAATGCTTTTGAAAGATGGCAAAATGGTATTAACAATATGTCAGATAACGAAGGATTAACAAATCCTGCTGACTATCAAGTGGACGCTTTTATAGACCATTTAGATAGAAACGGTAATACGATTAAAACATATACATTAAGAGGTGCTTTTCCAAAAGAAGTGGGAACAATTGATTTAACGTATGACGAACAAACAGCTATCGAACAGTTTGTTGTAACATTTGCTTATCAGTTTTTTGAAACAAATACTACTACTTAATAACACATATAAGTAGTATTGAGGAATAAATTATGG